GGCGGGGGTACAGGCGGAGGTGGAGGTGGAGGCGGGGGAATAACAGCAATCGCGGCACACGGTCTTGCATTTAATAATGGTAAAGTATTACAAGCCTTTGCTCAAGGCGGAATAGTGAACACCCCCACTATTTTCCCATTGGCAAGAGGAGCGGGCCTGATGGGGGAAGCGGGGCCTGAGGCTATATTACCCCTTACCCGGACACGCGGGGGCGATTTGGGGGTAAATGCGGAAGGCATGGGGGGAGGATTAGTGGTTAATATCACTAACAATACAGATGCCGATGTCAATGTCAACCAAGGCAACGATGGTGAAAGTTTAGATGTAACTATTGACAATATCATGGCGCAGAAGATAGTAAATGGCAGAACTGGTACAGCATTGCGTAAGAATTATGGTGTTGGCCCAGGAAGGGCAGGGAGGTAAGGGATGGAAACTTGGCCTGCATCATTACCGCAGTCACCAGAAGCAAGTGGTTATCACGAAAGCTATTCGGATGTTCGAGTCAGAACATCTATGGATAAAGGACCGACAAAACAAAGACGCAGGCACACGGCAAAGATTACCACATTCAATATGGTAATGAAATTAACATCTACTCAGATTGACACACTTAATACATTTTGGGATACAACGCTTGGTGGTGGGGTTGACTCATTTATATGGAAGCATCCACGCACTGATGCCGCAAACACCATGCGATTCGTTTCAACAATTGATGTCGGGCAAGTTGTGGCATCTGATACATATCAAGTAGTATTTGTAGTTGAGGAACTCCCATCATGAGCAGGAGCCCATCCTCTACATTTATACAGGCTATTAATGCCCAGGATACCAATGAGGTTTTTCTTATCCTTATAGAAATTACACATGTAGATACGGGCTTAATCTTACGTGTTACAAGTGATGCTGTTGATACAGTGTCTAATGGGAATACATATGTACACTTTCCATTTAAATTAACACTTCCAGATGACACCACTGATGAGATGCCTTCGGCTCAGCTTGTTATAGATAATGTTGACCGTACTCTTTTGAATGCTTTACGTTCTATTTCTACACCACCTGTTGTTAATATTAAGATTGTTCTTGCAAGTGACCCAGACACTGTAGAAGTTGACTTGAGTGGATTTGATTTGTCTAATGTTTCTTATGATCAGCAAAGTATTACAGGTAGGCTTCAGTTTAAAACGTATATAATGGAACCATTTCCTGGAGAGAGGTTTAATCCAAATGAATTTCCAGCACTTTTCTAAATACGTGGGTATACCATACAAGCCCCGTGGTCGCGATAAGACCATTGGTCTCGATTGCTGGGGCTTGATACGTATTGTTCTTAAGGAAATGTTTGGTATTAATGTACCATCCTATGATGAGTACGATGAGTCTGAGGATTGGGTAGCAATGTCGAACACTATTAAAAGAAACATAAGTGACTGGAGTAAAATCCAAAGCGAATGCGCACGCGCGGGGGATGTAGTCTTAATTCGTATGCGTGGTGAGCCTTTGCATGTTGGAATTGTGATAGACCCGGGTAGAATGCTTCATATATTAAAGGGAATAAACTCAGTTGTTGAACATTATGACGGTGTTAAGTGGCAACGTCGTGTGTTAGGTATATATAGATATGGAGGAGTTACTCATGCAAGATAAACAATTACCTGTACCTATAGAACTTACGGCATGTCCTCATCCCTTCACTTCTGAGCGTTATAAATTTAAGCTTAGTGAAGGAGGCACGCTTGCTGAAGTTATAGACAAGAGCCCTTTGCGTTTTCGTGGTCCTATAGATGCGCGAATCACTGTCAATGGTGTAATTGTCCCTTGTACAGAGTGGTTTAAGATGTGTCCTGTTGAGGGTGATATCATAACTTTGAATATTGTCCCTATGGGAGAAGGCGGTGATGATAAAGACCCTCTTAGGACTATACTTATTATAGCTATAGTAGCTGCTGCCATTACAACAGGAGGATGGGCAGCAGGCGGTTTAGGTTTTGCACAAGGAACATTTGGTTTTGCCTTTACTTCAGGTCTTGTGGCCGGTATTATATCATATGCCGGATTACAATTACTTAATGACATCATGCCTATTGATGACCAAGACGATGATACCGGTACAGACAGTAAAACAAATCGAGCTTCACAAATGTATAGCATTGAGGGCGCCAGCAATAGGATAGCGCTATTCGGGCCCATTCCACAGGTGCTGGGACGTCATCGCATGATGGCTTACTATGCCGCAAAGCCTTTCACAGAGATTGTTGGCAAGGATATGTATTTGCGTTGTCTATTTACATTTGGTTACGGACCACTTAATATATCTAGTCTTAAACTTGGTGAAACTCTACTTAGTGAATACAATGATGTTGAGTACAATATTTTTGAAAATTATGACCCTGACAACGACGTGCTTGAACTTGTGACTCAGAATATAGATGAAGATACTATAAACGCTCTTGTGGTGAAGGGTTCTCCTGTAACTCGAACTATTCTTGGGGCCGATGAATTCTCTCTCGATCTTACTGCTCCTCAAGGCATATACAATCTCAATACTAGCTCTGGAAAGTTCTCTACATTGCTTGTAAAGATGTCAGTTCAATATAAATCAACTGCTTCTGGTAGTGAATGGTCTAATGCTGAAGATGTTTTCTCTAGTGTTGGTGCCCAAACAAGAACCTTGTCTAATAATTTTGGTAATGTGTCTCCTGGTGTTTCTCCAGCAAGACGCACTTTCACTGTTGCCTTCGATAAATTTGATGGAAGTATTCGCATCACTAAAAGTAATATTTCATATGCAGAACGTGTTGCCAAAGGTTATGGTGTGTACGAAAATATTCCGAGAAGTTTTCCGGGACCTCCAAAACCACACAGAGGCTGTTGGCCCTTGGCGTATGTATATACCACAGTGACTGCTGTCTTTAAGATTGAAACCATGTCTATTAATTCTATCACTGATGTGCGTGACGAAGTATTGACTTTTGCAGGCACAGCCAATGATTTTGAAGTCACTGACGCTGGCGCATCTAGCGGAAGAGACATTGACATTGCAGCAGGAACCATTAAGTTCTGGGCTGGATTTAATACTAATAAACAAGGTATGTTGCGTCAAGGCTTTATAGTTAAGCTTCCTGCACAAGATGACTATGATATACGTGTCAAACGTGTGACTCCACAATATACGGTCGGTTCAAAACGACGTATAAGTCAAGATGTTTATCTTACCAAGTTAAGAACAATTACATATGAGGCCCCATTGACCAAGGGTGGTCTAGCACTTGTGGAGCTTCGTATCAAGGCCACTGACCAGCTCAACGGTGCTATACAAAACTTTAATGCCGTGGTTCAATCAGTAGTACAATCATATGATCTTTCTTCAGCCGATGAAGGGTGGGGGCTTCAGCCCACATCTAGTCCTGCTGATTTATTTAGGTATGTATTTCAGGGTGCTCCTAACAAGCGTCCTGCAACTGATGGAGAAATGGATTTAGTTACTCTTCAAACATGGGCACAATTTTGTGATGACAATGGATTAGAATTTAATCAGGTTATTGATAGGGAAAAGTCTGTGGACCAGATAGCACGTTCTATTTGCTCTGCGGGCAGAGCATCGTTAACCATGAAGGATGGAAAATTTAGTGTCATTATAGATACAACACGTTCTATTCCAATCCAACACTTTACCCCGCGCAATACATGGGGATTTCAAGGAGCGAAAACATACTTTACAGCACCTCATGCATTCCGTGTTCGCTTTACGAATAAAGAAAATGACCTATACAGGTCCGACGAAGTGTTTGTATATGATGATGGATACACAGCAGCCAATGCCACATTATTTGAAACGTTGGAACTTCCTGGCGTAACAAATTATGCACAGGCTTATAAAGCTGGTCGTTATCATATGGCTGCTTTAAAACTTCGACCTGAAATGTTTTCATTCCATTGCGATATTGAAAATCTTGTATGTACTCGTGGTGATTTAGTTCACTTCAATCAAGATGTAATAGCTGTGGGTACTGGATATGGT